ACATTATGCGTACCCCTGGATTTACCTCGAGGCCTCGAGTACAGTCCTTTTAATCACTAAAAAGCATAAATCAACTAAATTACCGTTTAGTCGAGTTATAACCGGCTGCCTGTCAATTGATGGTTCGTGGCGTGCGACTGCTGTCAGCAACCACGGTGAAACTGGCGCCTTTCGAGGCTGGCGTTTGTACACCTGGGGTTGATATCGACGGATGAGAAGATGAAGGATTCGGTCCAGCGGCGGCGGCTCGTCGCTCTGCACCGAGCCACTTCTCGCCACCGCCGCTGGACGATGAACCAAGACAAACAACGGTACGCTGCTCACCAAGGTAATGCAGTTCAGCCACGCAGCCGCCATGTGGAAAAATGGCATAACCGGCAGCGAGCATGTCACGGGTGGTTTGAGTGAAAGAACGGTCGCCTTTGGATAGCTCAAAAACGAATATAGTGCCGCGAGTCTCACTAGTGATACTTCCCTTAATGACTATCTCATAAGCTCCAAAAGGATCGGAAGTTACGCTAGGAAGTGGCACAACTTGCTTATTAGGTAAAATATCAGGAGCCACGTTAGGAGCTTTAGCAGGACCTTGAGGAACAGGAGCTTGAGAAACCGGCGCAACGGGCTTAGGAGTTCCCACAGAGAGCGGATTGCTAAAAGCATTAGCCCCGTTACGCCAGTAAATAGTGCCGAAAATAGCAACCAATACTCCGAGGAGAATAACAACGCGAGGCGATGCGAGCGCGTTTTTGCCCGCCATGGTGTCTCGATGTTTCAGCGTGAGAAGAAAATGATAAAAAAAACAAAGGAAGAAAGATAATATAAATAAGAGAGCGCATGGTAAATCCATTGTAAAAAAGCCCTCAATAGTTTGAGGGCTGAAGTTCATAGATATTCAGCGCACCGGATACCTGAAACCAGTGCGCTGGCCATAAGAACACCGACCAGCGCAGACCAGATCAAGGTTGGTTAGACCTTACGGACGAGTGCGATGATGACACCGACAACAGCCAGGGCGCAGACAACGGCAACAACGGAGCCGCCGACGCTCTCACCGCCAGTCTGAGCAACTGCAAGGGCTGCCTGAGCATCAGTAACGGCGTCAGCGAAAGCTGCTGTGCCAGCGAGGGCAACAACAGCACCGGTGATGCCAACAACGGAGCGGCGGAACGAAGGTACGGAACGGAACTTCTGGATTGCTTGTTTCATTGTGTTAACTCCTGCGGATTTTCCGCACTTGGGAAATGATGATTCCAGCTGCAAAACCTACTACGAACAAACCGATTGTTCCCCAGAAAAACTGGAGGTATATCTCGGTGTCAAACCCACCGGTAATAAGCAGTTCTAACTGAGCCTGCTGTTCAGGTGATACAACATAAGTTTCCGACCAAGTCTGAGAGTCGCACGAAGTCACACCGTCTAACGAAGTGGAAAAACGACTGCATACTAAAACTGACTGAGTCGGCACTTATTAGGCCCCTGTGGATTGCTTAGGGGTTGGAACAGAAGAAACACTCTGTTCAATAAGACGCAGAGGAGGACCCTGTAGACTGTAACGAATACGGGGATTGTCCTTATAATAAGTATCAATCTCATCAGCATAAGGGACATAAACCTCAGTGCCTTTAAGGGCACGATAGGCGTTTTGCAAGCCCTTCTTGCGATCTTCGCCGCGAACTTGAAATTCCATAACAGTAGTAACATCGAAGCCGTTACGGTTCTTGGTGGTTACGCCTAAACCGATAATGGAAAAGGCTTTGTCACCCTCGCCGCGCTCTAATACGTCTTGAATAAAACCCTTTGCAATTTTCATAAAATTGACCTATCGAATAATAGTGTTAAGAGGACTTTTGCCCGGTTCACGATATGCCCATGCGGGCGGTTTCAATTCAGGGTTACGTCGAAAAGTAAGAAATGAACGCTTGGCTAGTTGCGAGCGAACTTGTTCAGCTGATGAAGCCTGTACAAACAATCGCATAAGAGAACTAACGAAAGCACAATCATCAATGTTGCCAGAGTTATAATTATCAAGCTCGACCTCCAATGAGTAACGTAACTTTTGATGAGAAGACTTATCCATTATTTGCGCACCATAATGTAAATGCCAACGACGAACAAAATAAGAATTGCAACAAGTACATAAGTTGGCATATTGAATGAGAATGAGATGCGCATTAGTAGCCCATCCAATCAGCGACAGAAACAGTACCTTTCTTGCTTTCAACAAGCTTATTAAGCGGGTCGTAACGAACACCGTCAGCTTTTTGCTTTTCCATGCTGGTTAGCGTTTCGTTAACTTGTTCGCGCAATGGTGAAGAAGTTAGTAAACGAATGTGAGCCTCTAACTGCAAACGACGACGCTGGGCGGCAGTAAGGGTTTTGCCCTGATAACTTATAGTTTTCATGCTGCCACCAATTGAAGATGACGAGGCACAACAGCATGACGATAAAAAGAAGGAATTTCAGACTCAAAACGACGTTCGACTTCGCGTACATTGCGAATAAATACGACACCATGACGGGTAGCGTCAAAGGGTATCTTTATATCGATATCAAGTTTACGAAGTAGAGCACGGTGTTTCTTAACTGCTGATTTATCAAAGTCAAAAGCTTGACCACACTGCCAAAGAGAAACATATCCAGCAGTAGTCATCGCGGCTTTGGTAGAAGAGACTATGTTTTTTGCAAGTAGCTCATCTTTGACGGTCAGAACGTCGAAGTTATTAATTTCACATTTTTCGCCAATCATAAGAAAACCCCTGTGGATTTCCGACAATTTAGTTTCGTCAAATAGGCCCCATAGCTGAAGCCCTTCTCTCTTTAAAAACTCTGAACGACACTTTATTTCTGAGCGAACCATACCGACGGATCGGCACCAGTCACGAAGCTGAACTACATATAAGTACTCTTCGGAGTCTTCCCCAAAAGTACGTTTAACACGGGGGAGCAAATGAGCATCTAACTCAGCCGCCTTTGCATAGTTGCCGGGGTAAACAAGGCGACCGGCCTTTTCTCCACCCTTAGGTGTCCATACGCAAGTATTGCCATCGGGATAAAGATAGGCAATGGAATTGCGGTAGCGTTGACTTGAGATACCACGCATATAAGCGCGTTCATTGCCTGAACCAACATAAAAGTTAGATGTGAGGTCAAGTCGCTGGAAAACAGCACCATCAGCAGAAACAGAACCATCTTGAAGACGTTTGACAGTCTTACATTTGGTCATAGCTGGGAGGCCATACTCAGCAAGAACGGCGTTAATGACACGCATACACGATTCGAGTGTAGAAATGCCGAAAACGTTATCGAGCCTGTTAATTCGTGACGGGTTGCCATCGACAGTAATGCGACGACCACAGACGTGGATACGAAAGGTAGTTGAATAACTACCCTGTGCGAAAAATGCAGGGACGCTGGTAGAGAGCAGCTCGTCGGTATCAACGTCGAAACGGCGGGTGATGACGTCACCAATCTGAGGCAGATCGTGGTCAAAATCCTGAAAAGCCTTCACCCAGTCGAAAAACATGCTGATTCCCTACACATGCACACAAATAACATATGTGCGAAATGTACACATGTGGAACTGCACACGTCAATACTTGTCTGCGTGCACACATGTATTATCAAGGGGGTAAAACGATGAACGGTGAAAGCATGGCCACAAACGTAAGGCTGACGAACGCAGAGCAAGAGGCGATCCGTCAAAAAGCCATAGAAATCAACAAGTTACTTATAAAAAAAGGCATGCAACCAGTGAGGGATAGTGAGCTAGTGCACAAAATCCTAGAAAAATCAGTCCCTTATGCAAGACTGAACGAGAGTGGCGAAATCGTGATCGAGAAGGAGTGAGGGGAAAAGTATGCGATTGCATACCAAAGTGGGGGTGTTACAGCACCCCCACCCGTTAGGCTCGAAAACAACAGGGACAGAAAATGCGCGCAGAACGCGATCAGGACGGCACAGTACGCACTCAGAAGAGGCCTGAGCGTCGTCTGGCATACGAAATAGCAATTGGCATCATAATTGGCGGCATGACGCTGGCAACGATACAGGCGCTCATAGCGATGGTTGCTTGGCAGATCTACCTTCACGACTTGAAGCTGATACTGAGGTAGAAAATGGCAAACGCAAAAGCAGTGCGCATGTACAGGATCGGCGAAAGGCTCTCAGAGGAGATTTGGGAGTTGCGACAGGACGATGTTCTGCGCCGGTTCGGGCAAGAGCTGATGCGCTTAAGCGGGATCTGCGTACATTGCGCCGGAGAAGACGACGACTGCCCTGCTTGCGCGGGATCGGGCGTGAGCCGCGAAAGCCAGGCACGCGAGAAGGCAAAGCCTGTTGCCCAGGAGTGCCCAGAAACGACATACAACATGCTGGACTCGCTTTGACCGGAGAAGTGCTGCAAGTACGAGCCTCCGGGACCTGACCACCGCAGTGCTATGCGTTATGGGTCCGTTGCGGTAAAGCTGAGTGATCATGGCGCGAAGTGATCTTGCAGAGGGCCTGAGAGCGTCACACGCGATCAGGAGAGGTGGTGCCACGCATAATTGACGTTATGGGTAAATCGATCGCCGGGGGCTGCGCAATGGTCCCGACGATCGATTCTGGCCGTTGGCCGCAAGTACCATAACGTGCAC